GGCGTCGAAGATCACGTCGAAATTGCGGATTTGGACGCCGGGCGTCAGCGGCAACAGAATGGCTTTCCAGGGAAGTCGGATATCGCCGGGGAGTTTAGTGTCCCCGTCGTTTCCCTTGGTGCCCTGCTGCACCGATGCCGGCCACGAAGTCAGCAGCGGCGTGAGGTCGGAATCCACCGCGCCTTCATAGGCGTTGATCGAGGGTGCCGGCGAGCTGGGCCGCGAAATAGTCACCACCGCGTTGCATTCGACGGCGGCGGTCGGCGCCAACGACTGCTGCGCGGCAATGAAGAACGTGCCCTCAGGCCCGACGAAATAATCTCCGCCGCGCGTCACGGTGCGATCAAACAGAGCCGACCAGACCGGCTTGCCATACAGGTTCGGCCGCGCCCCGGTCGATCCAAAGTCGGCCGTCAGATCAACCAGCAAAGTGGCGACGATATTGCCAGAGACGATGGGGTTGCCCGAGGTGGATGGGCGGTAGAACACGTAGGATTGCCCGAGCTTTGAGGCGGCCTTGCCATAGCCGTAGTTGATCTTCGATTGGATGTAAGCCTGATCGACCACGGCTCAAATCACGAACCGAACCGAGGAATCGCCCAAGCCATCGCCAGGCGGAATGCCGAGGAACGCACAGAACCGCTTGCGCCAGTTGTCGAACAGCCCCGAGCGGTCGCCGACCTCATCCTCATTGTGATACCAAACCGCTGCCCGCGCCGTGTCGAGGTTCGCGCCCGCGCCAAGGATCGCCGCCTCTAGCGTGTTCAGCGCAGCGAGATACGTCCGCACCACGGCCAATTCAGGATCGCTGAGGTTCGCAATCCGATATTCCAGCGTCACGTAGGCAACGGAAAACCTGTTGAACGTGCCATCCCCGGGGCCGGGGCCATAGGCGCCATAGCCCGCGTGACGCCGGGAATCGGTCTTTTCCGCATCGGTCAGGGGCGCGGACGGCATGGCCTAACGGGCGGACCCGTTGCCTCGCTCGATCAGCAATGTGCCCGACCCAACGGCCAGGATCGCCGCAACCTGCGTGGCTATCGACGGACAGCCGCAAACCCGCTGCGCACCCGAAAGCACAACCAGCCCGCCGGCGACACTAAACCCAGGCGCCGGGATCACGGCAACCGCATTGGGATCGGTCGAGAAGAACACATAGGCAATGCTGGCGCTGAGGTTTGTCACGATCACGGACTCGCCGGTGCCAGGCAGCGCCGAAACGGCACTGACGGCCCCGGCGGCGAATGCCAGCAGGTTGCCCGACTGAAAAGGAGGATTGGCACCATAGGCCATATCAGGCGGCAACCATCGGTGCGCCCGCCGCCAACAGGATCGCCTTCATTTCCGGCGACACTGAAACCGTCTGGCCTCGCCGCACCGAAATATGCGTGCCCTTGTGCGAATAACTATACGCCGCCGAAAACGTAAATGTGCTGCCGGAAGGCGCCGCGGCCTTGACCGCCGCCGCAGTCGCCAGGACATGCTGCCCGTTGACGATCATCGTCGGAACGAGCTTGGATTCGCCGTCAATCGTGCTCATGGATCAGTTGCTCCATACGATTGCGGCCGAGGCGTCCGGCGCCGCGATGATCGCGCCATACAACCCAGGGTCGGCGATGAACGACTGCCCGGTCACGAAGGCGATCAGGCAGCCGTTATAGGGCATGGAAAACGAACCGATCGGCGTCCCGACATGAGTAGCCGGACCCTGCACGGGAACGAGAGTCGCAGGGCTGCCGGCCTGGTCGTTCATCACGCCATTCGACATCACTGCGCTGCCACTCATGCCACGTCTCCGACCCATGCCTTAGCCGACGTGTTCCAACATCACCGCCCGCTTGAGGGCAGCGTTGGTGGCGGTCGCCACGGTAAGCGGAGAGGTGGTCAGATCGGTCGGGGCCGTGAAGCCACCCACCCAATACCAGCTCTGCGCCACGTTCTGCTGCAACCGATCCAACGGCTCGCGTGTCACCATCGTGACGCCATCCACGTTGATGATCTCGGCAACCGAGGTCGGCGTATCGTGCCGCTCCTGGCCCTCGAAATCGCCCTCGATCAAGGCGCCCATGCCGCAGATGATCGGACGGCGGATCACCGAACCGGCAATGGTCGGATGCGCCTGCACCAGCGCCTCGGTCGTCGGCAGGAACCGCAGCCCCAAGAAGTCGGCAGTCAACTCGCCGGCGCGGAAGGTCGCGTTGGTGTTGGTCGCACCCTGAAACAGCAGCTTGAAGTCAGGATCGGCGAACAACTGACGCCCCGACACCGGATCGAGGTAGCAGTGATAATAGCCGCCGATGCGCGGGACCGCGTTCAATTCCAGCTTGGCCTTCGCGTCCAGCAGGTTCGCCATCGTCAACACGTCGGTGCCTTGCAGCAGCGAGGTGTTCGAGCGGCCATTCGGGCGGATCACGGCCGGCGCGGTCGCCGCCGAAACGGTGTTGCCGGCGGTGCCATCGGCCACGGTGACGTTGCCCGAAAATGTGAGCACGCCCGAAATGCCGCCGGGAGCGGTCGAGATGTTGGGATTGTCGGCAGCGGCGCCGGTGAGGGTATAGACATTGCTGCCCACGGTCACGGCCATGCTGTAGGTCGAGCTGACGGTCTGCTGCACACCGTTGACGGCGGTGAACTGAAAACCGCGGATGTCATCGACCGCCATCGCCGGGCCGTTCGCCCCGAGGGTGACGCGAACACGGGAGTTGCCGCCCATGTAGCCGTTGAACAGGGCGTTGCGCGCCAGATCGTCGAGCGAGCGGGCCGCATTCTCGCCGAGCGCCACGGCGTTCTGAACGAACTGGTTGGCGATGCCCGTGGCATTGCCGACCGTGTTCAGGTTCATCGTGTTGCCGTATTCGTTGATCGTGATGGTGAACTGCTCCACCGCGTAGGTCTGCGGGGTCAGTCCGTTGTCGAGATTGGTGCTCGACCCGCCCGGCATACCGCTCGCGGTCGCGGGCGACAGCGGCGTGGTGATCGAGGGCAGCAGCCCGGCGCGCGTCTTGGTCAGCGTCTCGCCACGCCCGGCCATGAACGGTTCGCGGTCGGCGACCATGCGATACTTGAGCACCGAACGAAGCGCCTGCTCGAACTGCTGCTCCAGATAGCCGGTCTGAATGATCGGCTGCAGCACCGCGGGGAAATTGGAAATAGCCATGTGTGAAGGGCTCCATCAAGAGGGATGCGCCGTCATCGCGACGGTGCTGACACCTTGCCCAAGGGCTTCTCGGGGCACGGGGTTACGTTCAGTCCAGGCCCTTCGCTAAACCCCGTGCGAAGGCGTCGTTAGCGGCGTCCGGTGACGCCCAAGGTTCTGGCGAGCGCCATCCGCTCATCCGGCGTCATGTCGCGGGCGTGTTTGGCGGCCGGTGCCGTCTGCGGCGGCGGGCTGCCGGCATGGCTGGTGGAAGGCGAGCCGAACAGGTAGGGCTTGGCCTTTTTCAAATCCGCGATCAGCGGTCCCGCGTTCGTCACTTCGCCTTCGTCGTTAAACACAAGTTTGGAGCGATCGAGCAATGCGATCACGTCGGCGATATCGTTGGCGTTGGCGTCTTTCGCGGCCACCTTGAGGTCGGCGGTGACGACGCGGGCCGCGGCCTTGGCGGCAGCTTCGGCGGCCTTGGTTTCGGCGGCGGTGACTTTCTCGCCGGCCTGCCTTTCGCTTTCGGCCAGCTTCGTGGCGGCGGTGGCCTGCACATCGGACAACTGGCCGGACAACGCTGCGATCTGAGATTCGAGCGTCGCCTTCATGGCTTCGCCCTCCTTGCGCGCGTTTGTCGCGTTCAGCCGGTGTCCTTTCGATTCCCCATTTACTTCGCTCAACTGCGCCCGCATCCCGATCAATTCGGCATGTAGGCTTTCGACCGTATCGTCTGCCATCACGGCTCCTTTGCGGATCGCCCGCTTCCTAGTCTTCGCCGATCACCGGCCACAGGCACGTCACGCCACTTCGGATTCCGTATCCCGAACCTGAGCCGCAGCCCCGAGCGCCAACAGCCGCGCATCCTCGGCCGCCTGTTCCGCCGCAATCCGCGCCAGTTCGGCCGCAGGGTCTTCGTTGTCGTAGGTCGGCGCGGCCACGGTCACGGCCATCTCGCGCGACATATGCCCGGCCGACGACATGATCTTCAGCGTCTCGGCCTGCATTTTTCGATCGGACTCGGTTTGCGAAAACCAGGGACGCCAGCGAAGCGACAACTCGCCCACCGCCATCACAACCGGCTCGCCACCGATCTTGAGTTTCATCTTCAGCCCAACCTGCTGGACCATCCTCATCAAGCTCAAAAGGCCCTGCTCGCCGTAGGAAATCCTGAGCTGGTCGGCCAGCCAAACAAGCGGTTGATGCAGCATTTCGAGCGCCTTGCCCGACTGCGCCGCAGACAACTTGTCGGCATTCGAGCGGTTGCCGTGCATCGCCTCCAGCGCGCGTTCGCGGAGTTCCTTCGCATATTCCACAATCGCACCGGAAGCCGAGCCGCTGATTTCCAGCAGCTTCGCATCGCCTTCGCTGTCCACAATCAGCGCATCGCCCGGCCCGAGTTTGACCGCAGCAGAGCCGGCCGGCGCCTTGATGACGACACGCGGCGCCGCCTGATACATCAACGCCCGCTGGCCTGCGGACAGCATATAGTCGAGGTCGACCACAGTCTCGATCCCGGCGCGGAACGTGCAGCGCCCGTCGATCCCCGATCCGCCTGGCAGATTGCGAACCCACACCAGCGGGACAAACCCAAGCCCGTGTTGCGTGGTGCGGTCCATATCAAGTTCGGGCACGGTGTCCGACTTGGCAACCGGCCAAGGGATGAACCACGCCTCGGTCGTCGTGTCCCACACACGCATAAACCAAAACACGTCCGACATTTGATCGTCGGGGACGGCATAGCCCTGCCCGGCAAGCATGTCGCCGCGGACCTTGTAGCGTTCCGTGACCTTGGAGAGAATGTCCGGCGCCTTGGCATCCCACTCGGGGGACAAAAACTGAGTATCCATCACGCTGAAAAACACACGGGCATCGAGCACCCGCAGCAGGATCGCGACGGAGCCAACGGAACCGCGGGTTGCCGCTTCGATCATCACGGCATTCAGCGATGTCTCTTTTACCAGCGACGCGATCGCCTTTCGCGTGCCTTCGTCATCGCAATGGATTGCCGGAAACCGCCCCTCGGAAAACAGCAACGAAACGCTGTCATCCACCACCAGCCGGCAAAGCCCGGTGCGAACCGAAGGCGCCCGCTTGGTGACGCTGATATACTCGCCAGCGGACGAGTATTCCTCGTGGAACTCATGCCCCATCACGTCATAGAGCGTGCCGTCGCGAACTCGCTGGAGCACCGACAAATCCCAAACGCGGGCCGGGTAATCGCTGTCCTTCTGGACCTTGGCCGCAATGGATTTATACATGCGACCTCCGCAGGCTCAGTCCAGCTTGCGTCGGCCGGTTTCGTATTCTTCCCGCTGCCAAAACCTGCCAGACGCCCGGTTAAGGCTTAGGCGTAAGCCTTGCCCAACCGGCCCCAGACGGTCGTTCCATCGAACACGCCGTCATACCGATCCACGGCACCCGCCGCGATCGAAAGGGTCGGCGCGCCACCCTCGGTCTTGAAGATCGCGTTGAGCGCCAGGGTGCGCGTGCCGGTGCCGTCCTGGGTGAAATACCAGCGGTAAGTCTGCCCGATCTGCATATTCGTCGGCGCGGCCAGGGTGCGGTTGCCGGCCAGGGTCACGCTGAACACGCCGCCAGCCGCGCCGTTGGTGACGATCGAAGCGGCGTCGATCAACGGCACCGTGGCGACGATGGAGCCGGCCGCCAGCACGCCCGCGGCAGAGAACTGGGTCGCAACCCCGCTCGAAACGGTCTGGCCGGTGGAGAGGGTGCCGAACACCTTGCCGGAACCGATGGCAACGGGCGAAGCGCCGGCGAGCAAGCCCTGGGTCACGTTGACCGAAAGGTTGCTGGGGATGGTGTAGGTGGCGCCGACCGCGACCGCAACGCTGGGGATCGGCCAGGACAGGATCAGGTTGCCCGAAGTCGCCGCATCGAAGACGCCGACGAACACGGCGGCGGCCCAGGTTGCGGTGACGCCAGGGCCGAACGTCACGGCCTCGGGGAACACGACGAAGCTCTGCACCGGATCGTAATTGCCGACGAACAGCGCGCGGGCATAGCCGTTGCCCGAAAGCTCGGTCGGCACGCCGTTGCTCGAAAGCGCGGACAACAGCCCGACATAGGTGCCGCCAAAAATGTTCGTGGTCGCCATGATGTTGTTCCTTAGCGGGCCATGAGGGAGAATGGTTGGGAGCGGGGTGGCCGGGCTTCTGGCTCGACCATCAATTCGGTCAACGCATAGACCAAGGCGTCAACACGATCCGGCGAATAGCCGGCCTTGCTTCCATCGAAGTCTGCGGTAAACGAGCACATTTGATCTTCAAGACTAGAGAAGTTGCCCGCGTGCGAAATGCGGCGCTGTTCATACAAGGCTGACACCGGCTCGGCCCGCAGCACTTTGCCGCGCTTGGCGTGAACGCCGGTAAATGGGATCATGCTTGCCACGGTGCGAAGATTGGCTTCCACCATCTGCCCGCCCTGGTTCGTCTCCGCCACGATCCGATCAGCGCGCCATCGTTGAAAAGCACCGACCGCAACCGTCGCCCATTCATTAGGCGTGCCGCGGAACGTCAAATCTTCAAGCACATAGCCGCGCCCGTCAACGCCGCGACCGGCAACAATTATCCCGGTCTCATCGCTGTTTTCGCCCGACGTGGTGGCGGGGTCGATCGCGACCACAATCCGCTGCATATCGGGCTTTATGGCAACGCGGGTGTCGTCAATCACGCCCCGCTGCCAGAGGGCGCCAGGAACGTCTTCTAGCATTTCGGCAAAAAGTTCTTGCCGCCCAAGTCTGGTATTCTCGTATTTGCGAACGATGCTGGACAGAAACGCCGGCGCCAAATTGGCCCGGTTATCGAAAGTCGAGCCGCGCGTCGGGATGCACCTTGGGTTCGTGAGCAAGTCCCGCACCAGCTTGATGGGCTTTGGCGTGGTCGTAATGACGCATCGCGGATCAGCGCCGAGCCGCAGCCCGAACATGAGTTGATCAAACGCATCGGGATAGCGCCAAGCGGCAAGTTCATCGCACCATGCTGCTGCGTGCTGCGGCCCTCTGAGACGCTCCGGCTCATCTGCCGAGTAGGTCGTCGCCATAGCGCCGTTCTGCCAGGTCAGGCGCCGTTTCGACGGTTCATACAGCGGCCGATCCCAAGGCGGGGAACAGGCCAGAATGCCGGACTCGCCCTCTACCATGACATCGCGCACGTCGGCGGCGGTCGGGGCTACCAGGGCAATCCTGGCGCATGTCTCTTTTGTTTCCCGCACCCACTCGGCGCCGCACCTGGTTTTGCCAAATCCACGGCCAGCAAGAAGGAGCCAGTAAGTCCAGCTACCCAAGGGCGGAAGCTGATTCGGCCTGGCCCAAAACCGCCAGTCGTATTCGAGCGCGGCAATCTCGGAATTGCTCAAGCCGTCAAGTGTTGCCTGTCGGTCCTTCTCGGGCAGCGATGCCAGCGATGCGGCCAGCGATGCGCTCACGGATAGCCCCCGTTTCGACTTCCATCGGCCCGCCGTCCTTGCCAGTCAGCTCGACCATCTGCCGCGGACGCCCGTTCATAATGGCGTCCAGGCTCTCGGCTGCCTTGGCTTGCACGGCCTCGCTCTCGGCCTCGAATGAAAGTTGAAATAGCCGCGTCCGAAGATGTCGGGTGCGGAACTCGTTTTCTTCCAATACCTCGGCGGCAGATCGGCGCCCGACCGCCTCTGCGTTGCCGGGTGTAAACTCCGGCGCTTTCGGGCGATGCGGAATGTCACGAGCCGGCCCGCCATATCCCGCACCCTTGGCGGGACCGTGGATGAATGGACCGGGCTTGCGCTCTTTCGTCACGGCACGAAAATTACTTCTTGCCGCCCTTGGGGAGCGGCTTCTTGACGGGAGGCATGGGTTTCTTCGCCATATCAGGCTCCTGTGTTTGTGAGAACGTAAAGCACGATCGCCGCCTCGATACGAACACGATCAT